GCGTTCGTGGCAAGGTTATAGATGTAGCCGGCCACACCATCGACGATGATTAGTTGCGTACCGTTGTCGCTCATGCCGACTCTGCCCGCAGAGGAACTCAGCGTGCCGATGGCAGTGAACACGCCGGCATTGTTCATCTTGTAGAGCGTCGGGCCCGCGACGAGATAAGCGAAATCCCCGATACCGCGCGCACCGCGCGCCGGGTTTGCCCCGAGGTCGGCGAAGAGCGTGAGCCCCGGTGTGCCGAGCATCATCGCCGCGCTTTTATCGGCGTCGTCCTCGTATTCCAGGTAGAGGTTAACGCGCCGCTGCACGCTCATCGTGCGCGAGCGATAACCCTGGCCCTTCCCGAAGAGCGGAACGATCGGCATCGACGGGTCAGCCGATTTGGCCTAGCGCTTCGCCCGGTTTCAGTTTGCCGACAATGTCGCCCGCGCGCAGCAGCAGATACTGCTGCCGGCGAAACCAAAGCGGCTCGCCACCCGCGGCGTATTTCCCGAAAACCACGTTGTCGCCAGCCTGTACCGGATTCGGAACGAACGCGCCGTTTTCGTAGGTGCGTCCAGGGCCGGCCGCGACCACTTTGCCTTCGCGTTGGATCCGCTCCTGGCCCGGAAGAACGATGCCGCCTTCCGACTTTGCTTCTTCTAGCGGCAGCACAACGATGATATCGCTCAACACCTCGACCGGGAAATCCGCGCCATTCGCTCTGTTCTCCATCATCGTCCTGAGTAGATATTGAACGTCCGCCGACCGACCGGGAGATCGAGCGACATTTCCTGCGGCACATAGTTGGCGCGCTTGATTGACGCTTTTTTCTGGTCCGCGCTGTCGCGCAACTCGGGATTGGGTTGGCGCCCGAAGGACGGCCCGATATCGACGGCGAGACTGTCGATGATCGCGGCCTCGTAGCCTGGTCGAAGCGAGAGATCGTCGGCGAGGGCAAGCGTCGGCGTGAGGAGGTTCCGCGCAGAGAGGAACGCCGTCATCGGGCCAAACGGCACCGGGAAGAAAAAGAGAATCGAATTCGGGTGATCGGTCGCAACATACACGTCGGTGGGAATGCCGGGAGTCGGCTTGTAGATGATCGCGTTGTAAGCGTCCGTCGAGATGAACTCGATCGGGTAATCGATGTTTGAGAGCCGGATGAAACCGCTGTCCCAATCGGTCGGATTGCCGTGGAAGAGCGCCGCAGTTGAATACGAGGCCTGCCCGCTCGTCAGCGGCAACTGATCGGTGTATGTGTTGTAGACCAGCAGTCCCTCGTTCGCCCAGCTCTCCAGCATGCGGTTCAACCGGCGCAGAAGGAACTGCGCAATTTCCGCCTGCAGCGGATCGATCGGGTCGATGACGCCCGCAGTCGTCGCAGCGTCGGTGACGATTTGAATGGTCGCCGTCATTCCTCGTTACCGTCGGGCCGGCGATCGCAGTCTTTGTCGCGAATCGGCGTATCGGACCAGGCTTTGCCGAGCTTATCCTCGCCGGCCTTGTTCTTCACGATGCGCGGATCCAACTCCGCGTGATACTTCCACTTCGGGAATTCCTTGTACACGTACTCCGGTCCCTCGGTTGGCATCAGGCCGAAGGCGCCATCTTCCGTCGTGTCGTAATACACCCGCTTAACAATTCCGCGCGCCATCATGCCTCCGTAGAGAAAAAGAAAAACGCGGAGCGAAAATGGAGGAGGAGATCAGGCAACATTCGCTCCGCGTTGGCTTTGGCTGACGCCAGCCAAGGAGGGTCCGATTTAACCCGTCAATTGCACTGCCAGCTCCGGGTAGGGCGTGGCCCATCCGTAGAGGATGTCCACCCGGCATGGCACCGTGTCGCTTGAGATCAGGTACTGGCGCGCGACGCGCAACGAGATGTTCTCGTACTGCTTGCGCGCACTCCACGCACCGACGCCATTCAGCTCCTCAAGGTCGATGCAGCCGAGGGTGAATGCGTCTGGATGCCACGCGAGGTTGCGTGGGTAGGCGGCATTCGCCGTTCCCTGTACCGTGATTGCGGCGCCACCGATCGCTTGCGTGTCGCAATTCTGGAACGGCCCTGCGGAGATGATCGCGGGCGAAATGACGATGGTGCCGTTGCCCGACGCGTCGCTTGAGAAGTCCTGGGTAACGACGAACTTCCGCGGCACGGTGGGGGACACGATGGTGCGTGTCACCGGATTCACGCAGTTGACGTTCGCGATCGAAATGATGTCGCCGGCTTTTAGCCTTAACGCCGCCGCTGCCGTCCACCCGCCGGTCACGAGCGAAGTGGTGTTCGCCCAGCCCGCGGTAAGGCCTTGGGTACCGGTCACCGTCGGCGCGCCCCCCAGGGGGCCCGTGGTGTGAACGGCGACGTTCTGACTCATGCCGAGCTTGAAACCGATGGTATTGGTACCATCGACAAAGACCGCATCCCGAAATTGCGACGAGACCACGCGCGGATCATTGAAAAAGCCGGTCATCGATCCCACCAGTGCGCCGTTCGCTGCGGGATTGACTTCCATATAGCGCTCGCCGTCGCGCGGCACACTCTCTTCGTCCATGCGTTGCCCGACCGAGAAGAGCACCGACGCTGCATTCGGCGTTGTTCCGGGCGTGCCGAGGAAATTGCCGACGGTATTCTTCGCCGTGATGTTGCCGTCGATATCGACCTGCATCGCGAGCTGGATCATCGAGGGCCGAATGATCCGGTCCTGGAATTCCTCCACTTTGAGAGTGAGGTCAAGCGTCGTGAACGTCACATCGACGTGCTTCTGATTGTTGATGACCAACGGCACACTGGTCTCGGTGTAGTCCTGCACGTTGAGCGTTTGCCCGCTTTGCACGGTGAAGCGCGCCGGCCTGCGGATGTTGAAGGTGTCGCCGATCTTGCCACCGCTGTTGGCGAATTTGCCCTCGTATTTGCGGGAGACATGCTTCCCCAGTACAAGGTTGTTCACGAGGGAAGCGAGACACTCCATCGTGAACGTGTTGGGATTTTGATAAACGTTAGCCACGTTTGCTCCGATTCTTTTCGCGCCACTTCAAATAGCCTTCCATGTCCTGCGGAGGCTCATTCGAAGCAGATGCGGTAGCCCCGGTCGGCTTGCCCGGCGGGGGCGCTTTGGACACTTGCGGAGCGGCTTTCAGTTGAGCTGAGAGGGCGCCGAGCAGCATGGCCTGGCGCACCGGAGGTTGACTCCACAGGCGCTTCGCAAATTCGGGATGCTTCGCCATGTGGTAGATCACTTCCGGCGCGTCCTCCATCGTGTGCAGGAACGCTGCTGACTCGTCGGGAACACGCACGTCATCGGTCTGCACAACGTCGAAGTAGTCCGGCGTCGCCGCGGCGAATTTCTGCTGGCGTTCGGCGAAATTCGCGCGCAACTCGTCCACCTGGCGTTGTTGCTGCACGCGTTCGTATTGCGCGTTGGTCTGGCCGAGGATCCGCGTGACGATCGCCTCGGCCTTCCGCTCCGCACGATGTTCGGCCAATGCCCCGACCCAGTCGTCGTAGTTGGCATAGGTCTCGCGCTTCGGCTCTTCCGGCGCGGCCGGCAACTGCGGTTGCCCAGCGCGTCCCGTGAGCGCATGCGTCAGCAGACCTTCAAGTCGATCGGCGCGCGCGGCGGCGTCGTACTTCTCCCGCGTCAACTCATCGAGGCGCCTCTGCACGCCTCGCGCTCGACGTTCGGAACGCTCGCGCTGCTCTGCGACTTCCCGAGCGTTCTTCTGCTCATCAGTCTCCGCAACCTGTTCTGCCGTGTCCGGCGCGGCAGCTTGCCCCCCAGTCGATGGGACCGAAGGTTCGGACGGTGTCGGCGCCGGTGTTTCCGAGCCGGCGATCTCGCCTTGTGCTACTTCCGACATGGGCCTCTTCCCCACGATGCCGCATGCTGTCCACGCGGCTCACCCGGCCGAAGTCACTTCCCGTCAACCGGTGGGGAGAATCTAGCGAAGCGGCGCTTTGCTCCGCAAATCGAGTTTCTATTCGGCCAGCAGCAGGAGGTGCGCGAGCTGGCGCCGCCGCCGCTGCTGCTGGGCAGCGCGGAGCGATTCCAATTGGCGGCCGTGCATCTCTAGGAGCATCTCGCGGTAACCCTCGCGGTAGGCAGCGAGCGCCTCGATGTAACTCGCCCGCCAGACCTGGCGTTTCCCCTCCAGCTCCAGGCGTAGGAGGAGCCGCGCCTCGGTATCGTCGGGCGTTACAGGCTCGGGGATCCGCGCGACAACAGTGGCGATTTCCTCGACCACCGGCAGCGGGATCTCTTCGTCTTCCTCCTCGACGTGCTGGCCCTGGCGCAGCCGCTGCCAATGCTTGAGTCCGTAGAGCCACACGCCACCGTAATCGGAAATGCCGGTGACGACGAAGCTCACTTGGAGACCGACAAGAATGAGCGCGCCGAGAGGCGCAATCATGCTTTGCGGGCCCGTCTGGGCAAAGCTCGGGATGAGTCCTGAGAGCGTCAGTTGCCCGAGCGGTGCGCCGAGCGAATTCCCTTGACTGAAGCTCGGGATGAGGCCCGAAAGAGTCAGGCTCCCAAGCGGGACGCTGAGAAGGGTGCCCTGGGCGAATTGCGGGACGAGGCCGGCGAGGGTCAGCGCGCCCAGGGGCACGGTGAGCGAATTCGCCTGCGCGAACGTCGGCACCAAGCCCGAGAGCGTTAGCGTCCCGAGCGGCGCGACGATCGAAACGCTTTGCTGGAACGTCGGGACGAGCGCCGACAGTGTCAGCGTCCCGAGCGGCGCGGTTAAGCTATTCGCGCCCCCTGGCGTAACGTCTTCTGAAGCAAGCGGGCGACTGGCAAGCGGGCGCGAACCGAGCGCCATGATGGCCTACTGCGAACCGTCGGCGGTGCCGTCTTGGATGTGGCCGACAGTGGTGTTGTACATCTGGGCCTTGGTCCGCGTCGGGTAAGGTTGCGGCGTGATCGCGGCGAACCGCGTTTTTAGATCGGCGAGTGTGGTCGCGGCTGCTACCGCGGCCATCATCTGATTCAACACGTTCGCGTGCAGGTTGAATTCATCGAGCGCGGTGAGCGTCAGCGCGCGGACGAACATGGCGTCCTGCTGCTGTGTGACCTGGGCGTTGTTGACGGTGTTGGTGCGGAAGGCCGCAAGCTGCTCCGTCGGAATGTTGTCTATTTCGGCCTGCGTTCGCGGCCGCATGTTGTTGATCCCGGCGTCCCAGATCATGGTCGGAGTAATCGTCTCGGGCCCCTGGTTGTAGGCAACCTCGTTTGCAGCAAGCGAGGGCGCGCTGCGCCAGCTCACAGTACCTATGGTGACAGCGATGATCATCGGCGGAACCTGTAACCCCAACAGTAGATGTAGAGCGCGACGTTTGCCTGATTGACCTTGTAATAGAGAGCGCTCGTGGTATTGGCGTTGATCGGTAGCCAACTCGAATACGAGCTTTGATTCCCCGCTGGCGTCGTTGCCGGGTTATACACGAGGCTCGTGAAGCCGATGCCGTCGATGCTCAGATAGCATTGCGCGAATGAGCCTGACGACGGGACGGTCGCGCAAACCGAGAGCAGCGCCTCGACTGCTGCGCCAGTGTTCGGGATCAATGCACTCATGTCGAGCGCCGTGTAATTCGTCGCCGAGCCACCATTCAGGATCGCGAACGGAGCTGCCGCCGCCATGTCCTGGGTGTAGATGTATTCGCAGAGGCCCGCACCGAGGTCGCGACACAGGAAGGGGCGGATAACGTTGGTCGCGCCGTAGAGAATTGTGCCGAGATAGCGACGCGTCGCGTCTGATGGCTTGCTTAAAGCGCTTCCCGCCGGAACGGCAAAGGCCACTGGAGCGCTGCTCGATCCAGCAACGCCGCCATCGACCAGCGTGTCGAGCGTCCAGGCGCCGGAACTGAGATAGCCATAGACGTGGTAAAAATGCGCTGCCGTGCCAGTGAGACCGGTGAGTGCGGTGAGTGATGCAGTCGCGATCGGCGCGTTGTAGGAAGCCTCGATGTGCGCGCAGCCTGCGGCCGCGCCGAGGGAGACTGCACTGAGCCCCAGTAGATTCAGGCCGTAGATCTGGCCGCGGGTCAAGTTGTGCGCGGCCTGCTGCGGATTCGACGAGATGTCGAGGAAAATGACGGCGGCCGTCGTGAATGTTTCGTTGACGCCTGCGCCGGCAGAGCCGTCGATCGCCAGCGTTCGCGCGAGCGAAGTACCGCTATGCGTGTAAGTGCCGACGAACGTCTGCCACTTGGTGCCTTCGCGCGCGCTGAAGTAGCCGATGTTGCCGTCGTCGCCAGCCCCGAGCGCTTGATAACCGCTGACCGCCGACGATACGGTGAACGCACCGGTACCGGCACTGCCGACGGCACTGACCGTCTGCTGCAGGAAATCTTTCCAGATGAAATTTGCCACTTATGACTTATGAGTGCTGCGTCTGAAAGATCCCGGTCGCGTTCCAGACGACGGTCAGCGTGTTCGGTGCGCTCGTCGCCGGCACGTCAACACCGTTGTTGTCGATGCAGAAGAGCAGCGGCTTGATGATCGAATTCACCGTCGCGTTGATGTAGGCGACCGCATAGCGGAAGGCCGGGATGCCGCCGCCCGATGCAGTCCACACGACATTGCCGCCGGTCAGGTTCGATACCGTCGTCGCCTGCGCATAAGCGAGCGTCGGCACCGCCGCGCCGCCCAGGGTGTAGCCACCGCTCGTCGTCAGCTCGTTGGTCAAGTCGCCATAGACGTTGTGCGCGGCGCTGAAGGTATAGGTCGAGGTGAGGAGGGCGACCCTGATCGGCTGCGACGAGATCGGGATCTGCGGGCTGCCCGCTTCGTAGGTGCCGTCGCCGATGTAGAGCGTCGCCCGGTCGTACCACTTGAAAAGCGCTGCCATTGTTGTCTCTCCTTACTGAAGCATCGGCGTCGATACGCTGCCCACGGGATTCCCCTGCTGATCCATGACGAGCTGATGCCGCCGCGGCGCCGCGGCGAGCTGCGCGAGCCCCTGCATCTGCCGCGCCATCATCAGGATTGCCATGCCGAGCGTCGGGGTCGTGCCGCCGTTCCCAGCGGGAGCTGCGCCCTGGTCGTCGCCACCCGCTTCGAATTGCGACGTGGCGCCGGTCGGATTGCCGGCGCCGTCGAATTCGAGCGTCGCGCGGCGCGGGCGCGCGGCCTGCACGTTCATGCCGGCCGCCTGGTTGACGATCGTCATCAACGCTTCGGCAAGTGCCGGGTCTTCGGGCACCGGAGCGCTCTTCAGCTTCGCGACCTGGATATCAGCAGCGCTGGCGATGCCCTGCGCCTCGACCTTCGCCTGCGCCTGAATGTGCGCCTCGTGCAGCGTCGATGCCGCTTTGACGATCGACTCGTTGTAGGCCTGCTGCAGAGACGTCTGCATGTCCATGAGCTTCCGCTGGTTCTCGTCGTTCGCTTCTTTCAGCTTCCGTTGGTTCTCCATCTCGGCGATTTGCATTTTCTCCATCACGCCGCTTTTGAGTTGCTGATTCTCTTGCCCGAGCTGCGCGATCGCCTGCTGCATCTGCTGCAGTTGCTGCCCCATCTGCGCCATCTGCTGCGCGGCCTGTGGCGGGATCGGCGGCTGCCCCTCCTGGCCCTCGCTCTGCTGGATCGCGGGCGGCAGCATCAGCTTCAGGCGATTGGCGATCTGATCGGCGCCGGGCCAGTCGAGATTCTTCGCGATCAGATCACCGGCAAGCGCGCCCGCTGCCGGATACGCCTGGACGAAGCGCAGCATGGAATCCGCCGCCTCCTGCCGCTTCGTCTGGTAACTCGGGCCCGAATCGACGGTGACCGCGTACTTGCCGACCGAGAGATCGTTCTTGACGATCGCCTGCACGCTCCCCATCAGCAGCACTTGCTCGTTGACGGTGGCGAGGCTCGCCTTGTCCTCGTCGTCGATCAGCGAGACGACACGCTGCGTGTCGTAATAGACGGGGATCAGATCGAGGATGATGCGGCCGGTGAGCGCGATCGCGCGCGCGAGGTTATCGACGAAGTGGAAGGTCGCCGTGTCGCCCTGATGCTCGCGGGCGAGAATCGCCCGGCCCGAGGTCTCGTTCGACCGCTGCCCTAAGCTCGGATCGTAGATGCCGATCGTCGCGCGCAAGTCCTGCTTACATTGCTGCGCCTGCTGCACCATCGCCATCGGCACTTCGGCCGCTGGCGTCCGCTGCGGCGGCGGGAGCGCTTGTCCCCCGATCGACTGCGGCTTGTAGGTGAGGGTCGAGAACGATCGCCGGTTCGCTTCGCGCCACTCGCTCTCGTGGCCTTCGAGCTGGCCTTCGGCGGCGACGTAGGGTGCGCGCGGGACCAGCGCGATCGCTTCTGTCGCCGCCGTCTGCCAGTAGTTGTACATGATCTGCGAATCGCGCGCGCGGCGAATGAGGCCCTGGAAGATGCGCTTCCCGTCGATGGTGATCTCGTCGCCGATGCACATGACGA